TAGTTCTAGGATACTCGCGAAGAGGAATATCTTCGACGCCGTATCGCAGTTTAAAATGAGTGCATCACCGGACTCTAAGTTAAAGGGACCTTCAAGTGACGTTTGTGCGAGAGTTCCGAGACTTATCTTATTTAGAGTAACAGTCGTAGACGCGGAACTGTCGGTTATCTTCGGGTATATCACTATAGTGCCAGAATGGCTGTTATACAAATTTATGTTCCGCACGATGGCCTGTGTCACAACGGTAGGATCCGTCTGTGTAGCAGGACAGGTGTACACGGTAACGTCCCCTGTAGAGCCAACCAAACTTGCCGCGTTTTTGTACGCTACGCCCATTACTCACCGAACCATAACATGCTTTGTGTTTCGTCGTCGCCGCTCACTACCGCAGGAAACTCTAGCTTTGTTAAAGCCATCTCTATGTCGCGGAGTATTCGCGTGAAGGCCTCTGTGTCATATTCTTCCGGTGGAGTGGGCATCGAATGGTCCAACAACTTTACCATCAGCGCCTCCCGTCCGGACGGATGTTCATACGTAGATCACCCAGCGTCCAGTTTATATCCAGCGAGGAACTCTCTACACGGACCACGGCTTGCCGCCCTCTGGCTCTAATAAAAGACTGTTGCGTACTGTTTGTAACATTACTTGTAGATTGCGTCTGTAAAGAATCTAAGGGAAAGTCCCGCGTTTTTACCAAGTAGTTTACAGAACCAGAACTGTCGCTGCTGGTATCATTAATGCGAAGATCCGGGATGAGCTTGTCTACAAACATAAACTGCTCACCATCACCAAGATCAAAATCAGTGGATTCAATAAAACAGGACATTGCGCTGCCGTCGTCGTTCTGACCGCTTTCGTGGTTGTATATGTACTGAGTCCCCCCAGAAGCGCCCCCGGCTCTTGGATTATCGTGCGCTCCAGAATCTACCCACGCCGTTCGTACCAACGTTCCAATGTCCCACGCGCCCTCTACGTGATTAAACTTAACGTATCGGTCTATCTCGTCTGAACTAGCGGATGCATAGAACCAAAAAATCTCATCGAAAAGCTTGTTGGAAGCGGCAAAAAACTTAAAGTCTTGAGCCAAATTTATATCAGAAAATACGTGTTCCAGAACCGTGCATGGTATGACCTGAGTACGTCCGCTATATGCATAGAAATTATTGCGCCCCATCCAGAAAGCACGGTCCCCAGAGGCAACGGCGGCATTCGGACCTATAATAGAAATGTTGTCGGCAAGAAGACTAAACGTAAACGTGTACGGAGGTCCCGTAAAACGCATCGCATGTAAAGAGGCATCCGTCCAAATCAGTACCTCCTGGCGGGTTCTGTGCGCGGTAAGTATCTCAGACCCAGAAGATATTCTTTGAGAACCTGCTGTGTTTGTTGCAGTAGGAAACCAGTCAAAAGGATTTTCCTGATCACTCCACCGGACCATCAACAGGTCCTGGTTCGTATCGCCTATCGGATTAGCCCCAAAACATACCAGATGCCTATCGGATCCTGAAAGCATCATACGCCGCACTACTGTAGGCGCACTAACGGCACCCGAAGAATCCGCCAGAGAAACGGCCCTAGCTGTTAGACCCAATGTTTTATCCCAATAATACGGCGTTCCATCGAAAGCGTTAAAGGTGAGGTCTTCGCCCCAATTGTCTTGAGACCAAAGGCGAATGTTGGAACCAGCGGAGGTAGTTATGTTTGCAGCCTCTCCCCAGCCTACAAAAGCGTTTGCTTCTTTAACCGCAACGTCATCATCATGAGCCGCTGCCGTTGTGCCACGAACTCCTCTAACCACGCCCGCGTCTATGGTGTTAGTGCTTTTGCCAGTGTATTGAATGAGTTCGTCGTCTATCAGCATAATCCCGACAAAGGTTACACTCGCACCACTACTAGCCGCTGCCGCAGTCGTCCCATCTGCGCCCCGTGTAAGATCGGAAAGAACATTAGAATTATTGTTACCGTACTCAATTTTCTCACTACCGACTAGAATAGTCCCTTTGGAAGCAAACGACGACGAATTCGATAGGGGTATTGACGTACTAACGTCCGTTATGTTGGCCGACAACGTAGTAGACACAGCCTCAAAGTCTGACGCGGATGTCAGGGCTAAAGACGTGACTGAGTTGTTAATCGCGCCATCAAGCGTTGTCTCAGAGAAAGAACTGCTATAGCCCCCCCACAAACCGGCTCCCCACCCAGTTCCTGGAACAACTACCCCGAGACCCGCGCTGATTTGATAGGCCGCAACAACAGCGGAACCTCCTCCTGCGGTGCTTCCAGAAGACGCGCTTCCCGTCGTAGTCACGGTAAAGGTGTTTGAATTAATGACCGTAATTTCAAACTCAAGGTTTATCTGAGCCGCAGTCACGCCATCCGTTGTCGTCGCTCCGGATATTGTAACGAAATCACCGGTCCGCGCTCCATGGTTAACGTCCGTAAACGTGATTACGGCACTTCCGGAAGATCCTGTTGTAATAGGGTTTGAGCCCAGAGTTTGGGTCCGTCTTAGAGGCGTTATGTCGTTAAACGTTCCGCCCTCTTCAATATAGAACTTTTCTTCGGTGCCAACGCCCATTAACTTAGAAGCATCTAAGGCAGAAAATACGTGAAGAGACCTAGTAGTTCCTTGCACAGAATTTGAGCTTATTTTACTCCAGCCCCCCATCTTCTCCGCTCGTCCCTTGCGAAAACGGATAAGATTAGAGTCAAACCATCCGTTCTCCGCCGCGTAGGAGGTGGATTCTTTATTAACTCCAGGGTTAAATGCGACTTTGGTTAACGGCATAGTTACGATCCGAGTTCAGGCCACTCATACAAAATACCAGATTTGGTGGTCTTGCCATCACTGTCCGTCGTCCATTTGAGGAACAGCGCCTCAACCGCATCGGTGTCCGCAGCGTTATCAATAGCCGTTTCCATCTCTGTTGCCTTGGTGCGAATGGCGTCTCGCCATGTTTGAATGTTAGATGGTACAGCAGTGCCTTTATCGGCCTTCCGCACTATGGCCCAATCGGTTTGAGCGAGGAGGGATGCCTGTTGACTTTTTACCTCATTCTTAAGGTTGCTTTTGACTCCAAGCGTTACAAGCTGGTTGCCGTCGCTATCAAGAATAGCTTTTCCGTCCTTATCGACTTCATTCACATCCGTTAATGACTTAGCTGTTGAGGCAACGGTTCCATCGTCATTATGGGATGACCAATAAAGCCTCTCATCAGGAAACGGCTGCATTACAACCTCAGAGATACCCGCTGCCTTTTTCTCGTCCTCAGACCAAATTTGCCAGTTCTTAGGCTGTAGGGTGCCGTTCGCATCTTTCCATGCGCGACCCGGTCTGATTGTTTGACCATTAACCTTGTATACTGTGGTCATTTTCCTTCTCCGATCTATCTTACGCGCATATGCGACTTTGGACCCAGTTTCTTTCGGTGCCGAAGATGAACAGGCTTGCTTCTACGGCGGATTATCTTTCTCTCTACCTTGGTCGTCACTTTTTGGGCCATGTTTTATTACCGTGCCTTCGCTTGCGATACACCGTCACCACCGAATGGTTGATCTGCAAATGCTAGATAGATGTAGCTGTCAGAAGCATTGATTGCTCCCGCCGTATCTCTAAGTTTAAAACCATTCGCAATAAAATCTAAGCCAGGGTCTTCTGTATAATCTGCATCAGTCGCATTAGCATAAAGTTCTAAGTTTACAGGGTTATATGGGTTTCTTACCGCATCACGAATAACCCAATTTCCTGTAGACCCAATTCTTTTTATCATTACCCAAGCCGGTCTGAAACCAGATGCCCCGTCATCAATAACTATATATGGACCATCAGCAGAGTTATTTCCTGTATATGAGCCAATACCAATCAGACCCGGTGTCCTAGCAAAAGCATAACTTACATAAGTATCATCTTCATCATTAACAACGCCCTGACTATCCAACGCTGTAGTGGTTGCATTAAATGCAGTAACCGCCGCAGTAACACTTGCAGTGGCGTTATTAAATTCATAACCAGTAATTGATCCTGTTATGTTTGTACCAACGTGGTAATCTTGAGCAGGAGTTCGCCGTTTAAAAATTTGAAACTCCGCAGCTTGACTAAGGCCATGACCTATTGTAGCTCCAGCGTTCCCATCGCCAGTATATGTAATAATGCTAAATCCACCATGAGATGCTGCGCTTACTTGACTTGTAATGCTGCCGTTACCATTACTTGAAGCCGCCCCACCAGCTTTCATGCAATACGCAACGTAAGTTGCACTGCTTCTATTTAGTTCTTCAACAACGCCACCGTGGTGAGTTACCGTAAACCCATCAGCATCAAAGCTCTCAAATTCTTGGTTTGCACCACTTTGTTCTGTGTTAGTACTACTTGCCATTCTCAACATAGCATCGGCACCACGAACAACGTCTACCACATTCCAGTTTGTAGCTACCGAACGACATTTTATCCAAACAAAATCGGGTTGAAATCCAACGCCAGTAACAGATTTGTCGCCACCATTCCCCGTGTACAGAACAGTTTTGAAAAAGTCGGATGGGTTTGTCACAGTCGGAGCCGGGAGATTGGCGGTGTTTATTCCTGCATCAAAACCAGTTGGGACAGTGTAGGAAAATGCGGTTTGGCCGAAGTTTGCTTTGAATAAGGATGACGTTGTGTAAACGCTAACAGCCGCCGTATACGTTCCAACGCTTGCTGTATAAGCTGGATTAGTTCCGTTCGCTGGATCAGCCGAACCTAACC